CTCTGCAAGCTCGCGTGCGAACTTCTTGCGGATGCTCTGCACGCCTGCTGGGGTCTCGTCAGGGATAATCATCGGTGAAGTCTTCTGGGCTGCGAAGGTGTACTCCTTGCCATTCCACTTACCGATGAAGTCCTCGTCAGTTGCGTTCGTGAAGCGGAATACGCCGTCGAACTCTTCTGGTGTGACCTCTTCAGGCTGCTGAATCGCACTCGCTACTACTGGGTTATCAATTTCCATGATGTGGAGCTTTTTCAAGCATTAGGGTCGCCTTCTCAGGCAGGGTAATTTCGGGTTTGCTAGCATCCCCGCCACCGCCGCCCGTATAGAGCGGCAGGTGCTGAGAAACTAAAGGTCGATGTAGACCATGCGGTACTCGGTATCCACACCCGTCTGGAGGGCGCGTCCAACGAATCCCTGCGCGATAACACCGTTCTCCACTCCTCCGGCAGTCGCGTTAGAAGGCGAGATTGCCGAACCGACAGTAAGAGCAGCGTCCGCGTTGAGGCAGGAGACAGGTCCCTTCGTCTGGATGAATCCGAAGACGTTGGTTGTGCCTGCGACAGCAGGAATCGCGCTCGAAGCGCCGATAGCGTAGAGGGTCACACCAATCGGAGTGTTCGTTGGGGTAGTCGGGTTGATGACTACACCATCGTACAGATTGGGGAGAAGGCACACCTCAGATGCAGCAGTGATAGCTGTAACTGGAGTGTCCTCAAGAGTGATGGCGATAGAAGCGTTGCCTGCTGCTGCTGGGTTAGCAGAGATGACAAGCGTCTGGCCCTCACCGTTGTTGTCGTTCACCACGAGGTATCCACCTGCGTACTGGTTCACAGTAGCTGCGGTGTTACCAAGCGTTGCAGTGACAACGGTCTGGCCGTACTGGTTCGTTGTTACGGCAGTAACGTCGAGGTTCTGGTGGTTCGCAACGACCGCAGGGGCCTGTACGAGAACACCAGCGGCAAGGGCGGTCGCTCCGTTCTTCACGATGACAAACTCACGTCCGTCAGCGGACTCGAAACGCTCACCTACCAGCGAAGAGCTGGAAGAGAACGGTGCGGTCGTAACGATTTCGGAGACTGTCGTGAAGAGGCTGAACGGTGCGCCCTGGCCCTTCTGAGTAAGTCGAGACATATCAGTTTAGGTGATTGGTAATTAAGCTCCGGTTGGTCCAGTAGGGCCGGTTGGTCCGGTAGCTCCGGTGGCACCCGTAGGTCCCGTTGGTCCGGTAGGACCCGTGTACCCAGAGAAGTTGCTAGATGGAATCTGAGCGCCTGCCATGAGTGCGGGGTCGTAGTTCTTTGCATTAAGAGCCATAAGCGTTATGCGTTAGAGCTATTAAGCAATTCCAGTGATGCCGGTGAGAACACCGTTACGCCACGGGTTCGTGCAGATGAGCTGACCGCCCATAATCATGAATCCGTTGATGGCACCCTGGTTGTACGCCTTAATCCATCCGGTCCAAGTGAACGCTGATGGAGCGTACTGAGATGCCTCGTATACGTTGCCCTCGATGTCCTTAGCGCGAGGAGACACCGCCTTACCCTCCCACCACTTCAGTCCATAGAACTTGAGGTAGTCGGTGTTAAGGAGGTAGAAGTTCCCCGTAGTAACCTTGCGGTCCTTCATGACCTCAAGACCGTCCCACACCATCGAGCGGTAACCTGCCATCGAACCGTTTGCCTTGTTAGGCGCGAAGTCGGTGTAGTTGTTGCGCTGGAACGGAGTAAGGAGCTGCTCGAAGTACGCCCAAGTGGTGTAGTCCGTAAGAGCAGTGTTCGGGAATACAGGTCCGTCAGAGATGCTGTTAGCAAGCTGGCGAACCTTGAGAAGCGAGATGGTGCCTGAAGAGGCAGTCACCGTCGCGTTCAGTCCAGAGTAGGTAGCTCGTGAGAGACCACCGTAGCTGGAAAGAGTTGAACCGTTGTCCACGATTCCAGCGAGACCCATAGGAGCCTTACCACCGTATGCGGAGCCGTCCTGCTGGAAGAAGTTACCGATGTCATCGGCACCGTCCTGAGCGCGGGACTCCATCATTACGGTCATGAGGTTGAGAGTCTGAAGCTGAGTCGAGTTCACGGAGAGGTCGGAACCTGCGAGCGCGACGTTCGTAGCCACGAAAGTGGGGTAGAAGGTCATGTTCACAGAGACCGGCTGCTGGTTGATAGGGAGGAGGTCGAAGCCGTTGAAAGCGACGGACGCAACACCCTTCTGGTACTTGATTGGGAACAGCATCTGGGAGCCGTCCCACTTCTTCGTGTTGGAAAGTACCCGTCCGAAGAAGAAGTTGTCACGGAGAACCTGGTCCACCCAGCTCGGTGCGAGGTACTGGTTGGTGGTTGTCGTGATGTTTACTGTTGGAGGCATAGCCTAGTAAGTAATTGGTAATGGTTGTAATTAGCCGATGCCGAAATCTGTTTTCCATCCGTCGAAGCCTGCGGTTGGTGTCTTAGGCGCTGCCTGAGACCCACCACCTGCCTGCTGCATGGAACGCGCTGCGATTTCTTTAGCGCGACTCGCCGGTGCAGCTTTCGCTGCTGCCGCCTGCTTTGCCGAGAACAGCTCCCAGGTCTGGTTGAAATCCGCGTAAGCGGTAACCCGACCCTGTGCGTCCTTCGGTGAGAGCTTCTCTACGAGTTCGAGGAAGTCGCGGCGTGTTTTTGCGGCCTTTGGAGCGTTCGATGTCAGGTCGATGTCGTACTCATCTTCGATGCCTTCCAGCTCCGATGTGATGAGATTCTCGAACTGAGCCTTCTCACTCTCCTCTGCCTCACGCTGGGCCTTCATGCGCTCGAATGCGCGTTCCTCGGCTTTCGTTGCGTAGTCCGTAAGGAGGTCCTGGTGAATCTGTGCTGCCTCTACGTTCTCGGCTCCGTACATACGGACGAGACGAGGGTCGAGCGACGGGTCTGCCTGGCGACTCCCTCCTGACTCTGCAAGTGCCTTGGCACGAGCTTCTGCTGCGATGCGGCCTTCTCGCTCCTTCTCAAGCTGCGCTTCGAGACGGCGGTGACGGCGATTCTTGCGAGGTTCGTCGCCTTCTCCAGGCTCGTCTCCCTCTGGTTTTTCAATCCCTTCTTCAGGGCCTGTGGCTCCTACAACTGGTGCTTCCAGCGCGAACACATCGGCTGGCTGTTCGTTTTCCTGGGGCAGGTTGTTGAAGAACTTTTCTACTTCTGTTGGAGGCATAGTTTGCGGCTATTTCTAGCATTAGTTTTGGTTGATTCAGGCTTGTTCTGCCGGACTGCCTTACAAACGGCTTCGCACTTACGCTGCTACTTCTTCAGCAGGTGTCTCCTCTACGGGAGCCTCCTCTGCTGGAGTTTCGACGATGACTTCTGGTTCCATAGGTCTGTGATTAGGCTGGTAGAGGCACCTGACTGAGCGACGAATCCGCTGGTGCGACGGATAGGTTCGGGCCTGGCTCCGTTATTTCTTCGGGAGCAGGTCCACCGCCAGGAGGCGCGAGTCCTCCTACTGCGGCCTGCGCCTGCATCTGCATCATCGCTAGTTTCTGAGAAAGCTCTGGGAAATTGAGCTGCATGTATGCCATTGGGTCGGTCTTCCAAAGCACGACGTTCTCTGCGGTTCCCTGTGGGTCTGGGAAATCGAGGATGGTGAAGAGGGTCTTCGGGTCGAGTGCTTCCTTGTCCCAGAGCGCCATGGCCTGGTTCATCTCGGTAATCTCGTCCTTCGGCTTCATCGAGTCAGCAGAGACGGAGACAACGATGCGACGGTCAAGGTCCTGAGACTTGAGGGTGATGTATTCGACTGCCTTGGCCTGACCCATGATTGCGGCGAAGTGCGGCACGTCGTAGTACACGGCGTAGAGCTGCACCCAGTAGTTGAAGACAGCATCTGCAACCTGCTCAAGCGCGTCTCCGATTCCTCCACCAATGCGTGTAGTGTCAAATGACTGGTTGAGAATCATGCCGCGTGCGGTCGTATCCTCGTTTCCTGGGGTGCTGCTAATTCCTTCAGTGCCGAAGATAGAGCGGAGGTCGGTCTTGCTGTTCTCAAGCTCTGCGAAGAAGGCGCTGTCTACGGACGGTGCCTGGAGACGTGCGATAGCCTCAGAGATTGGCTTACCAGCAGGTACGAGAACCGGATGACCCTTGGCGAGCGCAGTAGCGGCCTGCTTCGCGGTCTCCTGGTTGAAGTTGTCCTGGCTGAAGACATCGGAGTTATTGGCGCGTGAGAGGTTGTAATCAATCTGCTCGGTGCGGCGTGAGATGCGGCGCTGGTTCGGGATGTTCTGCTCGATGAGGCCGGTGACATCGTGTGGCTGCTCTCCGAGTGAGAAGACCGAGAGGAACGTGTACGGCATCTTCGGGTATGCGAAGTGGTTGAAGTTCTGGTGTGGGGTCTCCACAATCTCCCCGTACTCGTCAGCCTCAGTGAGGGTCTGCTCGTAGTTCCAGTGCGGGTTCTTGTTCTTCTCAAGCACCTTGTTCTTGAAGGTGTAGAAGCAGAAGTCGTTGGTCCACCATTCGGTGTAGGTGACGCGGGTGCCGAGCTTGCCGTCCACCATAATCGTGATGTAGTCCGAATGCTTCGGGAACATCTCAATGAGCTTGGAGGCGGTGCAGGTCTTACGCTCTCCGAGGTACTCGCCATCGTAATCGCCGTAGCAGTCGATGGATGCTTCTGGGTCGAAGATGAACTTGGTAGGGTCCACGACCTCGGTCTTGATGTCGCCCACCTTGTCATCCCATCCGTGCTTGAGTGCGCCGATGAAGTAGATGGACCAGTGGCGAGTGAGGCGTGTGAGCTTGCGACGAAGTACGAGCGTATCGGCGTGGTATTGGAGCATCGTCTTCACCTGCTTGGCAATCTCAGTGCCTTCAGGAGTGTCGTCGCTCCATACGACCGGCTCAGGGTTCTTGGAAAGTGCAGCGGGGAGGAAGGTCTCCTCAGCCTCGAAGAGAAGGTTCGCTGAGATAGCAGGAACGTCACCCACCGTGGTTGGGGTGGATTCTTTCTGACGGCCTAGATAGTAGGTTTTCTGGGCCTCCTGGCGCAGTTTGATGGGTGCCTCATACGGTGCGTACTTCAGCTCCCACATCTTGGAGAGCCGAATCAGCTCTTCCTCGTCGAGTTCAAGTGTCAGTTCGTCAATCTGGTCGCCGTCGATGCCCTCCTGCTCGGTAATGGCAGAGTCTCCCGTCTTATTCATACGAGAGCCAACGAGCTGGCGCACACCTTCGATATTCTGAGCAATAGGGTCTGGCATGTGTTGTAGGTAAAAAAGAATAGAGACATCCCCTTTCGGGAATGCCTCCATTCGAGTGGTGCGGCAGAGTGGCGAACGACGACTTTTCAGCCGTTCTTCACATTATGCGTGCTACGCGCCCATTCAACAATGAGTGTCAAGCAAACGTATGGGGATAACCTATCGCTTAGGTTCCGCGAGTGAAAATGGCTTCGCGTTCTTCAGGGCAGCGCCTAGAGCCTTCGCGCCTTCCTTGATGGTAGTGCGACGGCCGTAGTAGGTGTTCTTCTTCGCCTCGTGTGCAGCACGAATGTCTGCACCGAACTTCTGGAGCTTCACCTCTGCGCCCTTCTTCACGTCGAGTGCCTTTTTGAGTGCATTCATGAGTGCATTATGCACCAGGTCGGTACACCTGGTTCTTTATGACTGTGGATATGCCACCCATGCTATCGAAATTGACCGTGATGGAGCCGTTGCGGATGTCGAACACATCGAGCGAGTCGAGCATCTGCATGAAGGCGTAGCGCTTCTGGAACTCAATGAAGAGCGCTGCCTCCTCCTTCGTGAGTGCTACCATCGTCGGCTTGGATTTGAGTGTGGTCATGCTGCTGATGTGAATACCTCTGCCTTCTCAATCTCATCGAAGACGCTGCTGCCTCCCACAATGACTGCCTCAGTCTCCTGGAACTTGTCGAGACCGGCACGCAGCAGCACGGATGCCTTGATAAATGCCTGGGGACCAGATGACTCCCAGGTGCTTGTTTTCTCCCCTACGGCGTTCTCCTCCCACACGCGGTACATATTCATCCACTCGTCCACAAAGTCCTTCCAGTCGGTCACAGAGCCGTTCAGGACGAAGCGTGTGTCGCGCATCTCATCCACGATGGTCTGCACTGAAGCGTTCCAGCCAATCTGCACGTCGCCGTACTTGTCTCCCTCACCCCAGCGCACGACTTCCTGACTCTTCGGGTCATGCGTCATGTATGCGATGTAGACGTGTCCTGCGTTCTTCGCCTGAAGGAGCTTGGGGCCGATGAGGTCACCCACTGAGTCGCACACCACGAAGCAGCTCTTCCAACGAGTCATGAGCGATGCGATTTCCCCATACGGGTCATTGACATCAGCGATGCGGTTGAAGAAGGCACCGTTCTTGTTGCCTACGACGTAGCGCACAGGGAGTGCGGTGGAGACACCGATGATGACCGTGCCTGTCTGGTCGTTCACTAGGTCGGAGATGTTCTGCTCAATCTCGTTACGGGTGAGGCGGTCACCAATGCCAGTGGTAGGCGGTGCAGCAAGCTGAGACTGATACGCCACGGAGTCGAGACAGTCGTCATACGTTCCCTTGGGGAAGCGCAGGTATTCCTCCTCCAGGTCAGCGCACTGGTTCTCGATGTGATAGACCTTGCCGTTCTCATAGCGAGGGACGAGACCACGGATGCGTGTCTCCTTCATCGTCTGATTGTGCTTGAGCGGGACCACGTTCGGGTAGATGCCACGCCTGTCCATCTCCACCTTGAGGAAGGGTTCAACAGCCTGAAGGTAGATGCCTGCCTCGATGCCGATAGCTTCCATGCCCTCTCCATGCAGCTCGAAGATGAGGTCGATGATGCCCTTGGAGTTGATGCGATAGCGCTTCGAGATGAGGTTCCACTCGTTGGCCTCGTTCACGAAGTTGCGCGTCACGCCTGTGTAGTCTGAGGTCTTCTTATTGCTGCCTGCGGGGTCGATGGTGGCGAACTTGCGGGTGACCATGAGGTCCACATCACGCTGAGAGCGATAGCGCAGCCAGTCACGCTTCAGCTCTTGATTCTCTTCGTCGATAGGATTCTGCTGGTAGAGCGCGGACCACTCGTATCCTCCGAGCGCTGCCTTGGTGCGGTGCAGCTTGGCGAGGTTGAACTTGTGCGGCCAGAGCGCTTCACCTGCCTTACGGTTCGGCTCATCCTCTTCAGCGATAGCCTTGAACTCCATCACCTCCCAGTGGTCGATGCCTTCTTCACCCATGGCGAGCTGGTCAATCTCTTCCTTCAGCACACGTCCTGCGAGGTCGTCGTCGTGCCATCGAGTGAGGATGAGGATGATAGCGGTGTTCCCTTCCTGGCGAGTATAAAAAGTCGAACGATACCAGCGATGCACGCTCTCACGAATCACCTCTGAGTCAGCCTCCTCGCGGTTCTTGAACGGGTCGTCGATAATGCCAATCTTGAAGCCCTTACCCGTGATGGTTCCTCCAACACCCACTGCTGTGTAGCCTCCTCCGCTCTCGGTCTGCCAGTTCGCCTTAGCCTTGGTGTCCGCACGCATTCGCGTATCGAAGATGGCAGCGTAGTTCTCCGAGTCCATCAGGTCACGAGTTCCCTGTCCGAATGCAGTGGCGAGGTCCTGCGAATAGGACGCGACGATGAACGGCCACTCTGGGTGCTTGCCGAGTACCCATGACGGGAACTTCTGCGTAGCGGTGTCGCTCTTCCCGTGACGTGGCGGCATGAAGATAGCCAGGCGCACATCCTCACCCTGCTCTACACGCTTCACCGCCTCTTCGAGCTTGAGCGCAATCTGCATGTGGAACCACTCCAGGCGATACCTGGGGTCGATGGTGACGCAGTATTCGGGGAATCCCCTACGCGCCGCCTCCGCTGCCAGAGCTTCGCGCGTGGGCTGCTGCGATGAGTTGAGTGAACTGGTTGTCATCAATGTTTACCTTTTCGCCCTTGCTTGTAACGTCCACCTTCTCTGTCGCGTAACGTCCTTTCAGCTTGTATGCCATGTCGAGGGCATCCTTGCGTGCCTTCGAGTCAGCGGCCCAGTAGTAAACGTGCCGAGCCGTCTGACCATGCACGATGCGCTGCACCACACAGCTCACCGTCTTCAGCAGGTCGGTAATCTCTTCATCGGTCAGCGTGGTGCGTGCGAGTTCCTGCTGCGCCTCCATCACCGTCTTGATTTCAGGAGGGAGAGCTTCGAGTACATCACGCTCCTTGTCCGTCTTAGGACCGAGGGGAAATGTCATGTGTTCAACCTTGGTGGCGTTGAGCAGTTCCCGATGCTTCTCCTGTAGCTCTGCATCACTCAGGAACTCTGCCATCAGCTCATCCCACCCCTTGCTCTGAGTGAGTTTCTGAGGCGTGTGAGCGGTGTTTGGAGAGTACCCAGCCTCTATCATGGCCTGTGAGACGTTCCCACCATTTTCCACCACCTTCTTAGCTGCTGTCGTTTGCTTTACGGTTGCCATATACCCTGTCAGTATCGCACAGTTGTCAAGGGTTTATCTAGCTATTCTGGGGATAGTGGGCCGTCCTTGGCCCATAGGGGCATCGGATACTTGGAATCCTTGCACGCTTCGTCGCATGGAGTAGATGCAACGAACCCTGTGCTGAAGCATGGGTGGTAGTTACTCTCCTCCTCATAGTCCTTGTGGCAAGTGAAGCAGTGACCTCCAGGTAGGGTCTGCATGTAGTTCGCATTACTCATGGGATTCGATGACGGTCACTACCTTGGGTGTGTACTCCACGATTCGATACGGCTTCCCTTTGAGACTCTCTGCACGCTTCTCTGCTGACTCACGCTCTGCGTAGTACCCCTCCACGCAGTCCTGGCTGTTCACTATGGAGTAGATGGGGTCAGTGACTGGATTCATGACGGCTCTGAGATGATGGCGATACGACTCCCTGACTTCAGTAGGCGAATGGTGCCTGTCACTGGGTCCACGAGTGTGACTGCATGAGGCTTGCGGCTCAGGTCAGGATTGTAGTCCTTCCCGCCTCCCTGTTCCTCGAAGAAGCACTGGTCTGTGAGCAGGAACTCCTTGGGCTTGGTCTTCATACGCCTTCGGGCAGCTTAGGCCCACGCACCTCACCCACGAAGCAATCGAGCAGCTCGCCTTTCTTACGGTAGTACCTAACCACCTGACCTGTCGCACGAGGGGTGACGAGGTGTGGTCCCTCCATGTAGGCATGACCTGACGCATAGACGGGCATTGGAATCTCCAGCATGTTCTCAGGCACATCGAAATCCCCGATATGAACGAGGTGATTCATTGGCACGACTCGCTGGTAGAAGGGGTAAAGCATTACCAAGCGTGGCTAGATGCGTTCCATGGCTTGGTCCCAGAGTCTTCGTAGATGATACGAGCGCAGCGGATGTTGTCCCGCGCATCGGTGCGGCTTCCTGTGCAGTGAGCGCCTTCCCATGTTCCGATGAGGATTTGGAAGATGCCGGTTGCTGTGGAGCCACAGTTCTTGGCGGTAGGGTCGAACTTCGACTCTGCATCTGCGATGTCAATCATCACTGGAGCGTCAGCTCCGAACTCTGCGACGACCATGGCACGGTACTGCGAGTAATCTCCAGGCTTGATGCCACACGCTACATGCGTAGCAGGGGTGATGGGCTTGGGCTTCTCCTCTGCCCTGGCAACCGCTACGAGAGCGATACCTGACGGGTCTGAGGGGTGTACGGGGGGTGTAACGTCCTGCGGTTTTTCAATGGCCTGCACTATGAGAGGCCAGAGAGCAAAAACAGTCGTTACGATGATGAGTAGCGCGATGGCTACCGTCTTTCGTGTGAGTGCTATAAGCGTTCACGCACGTCGTTCCGAGAGTCTCACGGGCCTGGTGTCCCGATGCCGTTCTGTTATTTGCCTGCGTATGCTGTGGCTCCCTCGGTCTGTGTCTCACCCTTGTTGGCGAAATAAAACGAGAAGGCCATAGCTGCGAGCATCATGAAGTCCTTTGGGTCCACCTTGCCGGTCCAGGTCAGAAAGACAACTGCGACCGCCATGAGGATAAATACTATTTTACTAGCTGATTTGAGGATGGTCATAGGCGTGTGTGGATAAGTTTAGGAGCCATTCACGCGCTTGCGAGTGATGGGACCGAAGTAGCCGACGTTCGGTTTGATGCCGTACACCGTCTGGTAACGAATGAGTGCGCTACGGGTGGCGCTGCCGAAGTAACGAGTCTCGAATCCTGGTGAACCTGGCTTCCCTGCTGCTGCCAGAGGGAACCCGTTGCGATTCAGATACTTCTGAAGCTCCTCCACGTCGATGTCGGTCATGCCGTACTCCAGGTCCTTGGTGAACTTGAAGACTGGCACCACCACATCCGCGTCATCCTTATCGACCGCCGTGCCTGCGCCGTTGATGAACGGGAGGTAGTCACGACCAAAGTAGCCGTGACCGTCACGACCCCATTCATCAGACCAGGAGTTGGCGAAGTAGATGTTCTCCTTGTCGTAGGAGTGCGCGACGACGAAGTGACCGCTGGTGATATCAGTGAGGGGACGCAGTGGCATGAGGTCCTTCTCCTTCCAGGAGTTGCGACCCTTCTTGTCAGTCCACCACGATGGACCGATACGCATGAGGAGGATGACCGCCTTCTTGTTGTAGATGGCACTCTTCAGACTCTCGAAGGTGATGTCATCGAGGAAGGCATAGTTCTCGATACCGAATGGGAACGCATGTTCACGCATCTGCTTCGTGATGACGTTCTTGTTGGCGTACTCCTTGAGCGAGAGAGTTGCGTCGTTACCCAGCTCATCGAACGGGAGAGCGCCGGTGTTCTTGAGGCTCTTGAAGATGGAGCGCATGTCGGTGCCATCATCGAGCGCGTACCCGTCGAAGGTCTTGATGTCTACCCAGTTGAAACGAGGGCTGTACTTGCGCTGCTCAGGTGACTCGAACCCATCGAGGATTGCTTTGGCGTGCGCTCCTGAGTGAGGACCGCAAGCTGGCTGCTTTTTCTGGTAGTGGATGTACGCATTCCACGCCTGAGCGTTGGTGTAGGTGTCAGGATACTCAGCCGCAGCGCCCATCAGAACGCGGTCACGCGGGTCGGCTGGCATCTCAATCGCACCAGTGTTCTCAAAGCCGTGAGGTTCAATCATATAGCCATTATAGCGCGTATCTAGGCTGTCAATCCGTTATCCCCAGGTCCCTATGTACATAGTGCTTGACATAATTATGTACAATGTATAGGATACAACTATACCCGATGGGGTTTACCAGTTAGCAACTGATTATGATTAGCAAGGAACGGTTAGAGAAGGTTCTCGACGAAGCATGGTTCGCAGGCTCGAAGGCAACTGATGGGATGGTAGACGGTTACCCGTGTGGAGGTGCCTACCTGACCGCAGGTGGCAACAGTGAGATTGTGCGTGCGTTCAAGAAGTACGGCAGTAAGCACAGCGACTACCTCATACTCAATGTGATTGAGGAGAAGCCTCTCAGCGGAGACCGTTGGTCAGTTCGCAAGAGCTATCCGACCGGCTACGTCATCAACGACCCTGTGCGTCGCGGTCACGGATTCCAGAACATGTACATGGCGATTGCAGAAGTGGAGGCGATGGTCAAAGTATTTAAGAGCAACGGTTTGGAGGTCAGTTATCGGTCTTACATCGACTAGGCTCATGGCTGACTCGCGCAAGGAGATTAAGAAAATAGTCAGCGAGTTGCAGAGGCAAGGATGGAGGACGCGCTTAGGTAAGCACATCGTCCTCTACCCACCGGACAAGACGATAGCTCCAGTCACCATCGCGTATACGCCGACCGATGGACGCTGGTATCTGACAATGGTCACGAAATTACGAAGAGCAGGCGCTAACATTTAAACCATGGGAGAGATAGCAGACGCGATGATTTCAGGTGAGATGTGCGAAGGGTGCGGTGAATGGTTGTGCGAGGAGTGTGCAGACATGGGGATACCGATGTACTGCTCCGAGGAGTGCGCCGACAACCGAGGCGCATCACATGAACAGGTTTGTAACCACGATGAAGATTAATATGGCAACTCTCAAAGAAGCACTGGCAGACATCGGCAAGAAGGGTCGCATCTTCATTCCGCGAACCGAGATTCAGGTCGATGTCGAGATACTCGATTACAAGGAGACTTGGGGAACCCCACGCTGGCTCGTGAAGCCTGTATCAGGCAAGGGAGAAGCATGGGTCCAGTCTGTAGAGATATTGGAACAATAACTATGAAAAAGCTCATCATCATTCTCGCTCTCGCGGTCCTTCTGGTCCCGTCAGCGACGTTCGCAAAGGAGAAGACTGTGAAGCTCAGCACCCGTGAACAGATTGCGGTCCTGGTAGAGCAGATTCGCATTCTCCAGGAACGCGTGTACGTTCTGGAGCTGCGTGAGGGTATCGCAACCACCACGCCGAAGACCATCAAGAGCAAGAAGCAAAAGGCTATCGACCCCGCACGTCCATCGTGTACCTACGAGGTCGGGTCTGCTCGCTCTGGTTACCGACTGTCAGCTCAGTGTGGCGGCTAATCCTATGCGACTCTACGACATTCCACGCGACTCGAAGATTAAGCTCTCTATCGGAGGCGAAGGACGCGAGCAGCGTGACGAGATATGTACCTTCAAGCACATCGACGGGATGTATTCACTCATTATCACCGAGGGTGGTCATCCTGTGCATCTCGGCGCAAGCACACCAGTGAAGCTGGTAGACGACCACTACGAAATAGATTCATAAAAACTTCAGACAAAAGGGACTATAGTCCCACGCATGTCGCCTGGTGCGGCTCAAGCGTTCCTAGCAGCAACGTAAATAAGCTGCTGAACCTGGGGATGGGTTTCCTAGGACCTCCTCGGCAGAATGAAGAGCGTCTGGCTTCGGCTAGGCGCTCTTCATTACAGGGCCGCTTCGTACTGGTCCTTGAGACGCTTGAGGGGAGGGTAGTAGGGGTCCGTGAAGTTGGTATCACGCCATCGTTTGTACTCCTCAGAGTCCAGAACGGCCTCGTTCACCCCATTCTCCCGCATCCAATCCGTGATTGCCTCTACAAGGGCGCTGAAGCGCTGCTTGGACAGCTCAGTGGTACTCGGAGCCACTTTGACCGTGTTCCCCTCCATATCGGTCAATTCTCGCACTCCAGGAGCGAACTCTAGCTTGAGTACCTCCCGTGCATCCTTAAAATCCTTCCACCCTGACTTCGGGTGCATGTAGTAAAAAGCGGGGACCAGGCATCCCTCAAAATACTTCCGCATCTCGTCGGTTGGCTTCCTCATGATGTCGAGCTTGACCTCATGGCCGTCCGCGAGCTTCATGAATCGCTGCTTCGCCAGTGGCGACCCAAATCTGAACTCCCCTCCTGTTACGAATGCTCGTGTCATAGCTCTATACTCGGTAAAAGTGAATGTGGAATCGGTTAGGGACCGTCTGACTCTCCTTGGCCTTCTTCAGCCACTCCCAGGTCCAGTACCGCGTGATGAGACTCTTGAAACTCATGACCCCGTGCTTGTGGAATGCGGTGTGCCACGGACGCTCAGGAGTGTTGTACTTGCAGTTCTCGATAACGAGCCAGTTCTTATCCTCATACACGATTTTGTTGTTCGTGCGGAGGTACACCAGGAAGTCGTCCGTGGTCTGGTCAGGCGCGTTTGCGAGTAGGGTTTCGTAGCTCATTTCATTTTGACTATGATGTTCTTGTCTGCGAGCGTGCAGGTGTGAATGTCATCGAAGGCAATATCGACCGGACCATCGGTCTCGTAGTCGTAGGCTCCAAGCTCCTGGAATGCGTGCGGTGTTCCGACCGGCTTCCCGTATGCGCGGTGAACATACTTGTCGAATCCATAGGTGCGGCAAATCTGCTCTGCGTAGTCACGGCCTCCACCGGACCATACGATGACCTTGGTGTTCTTCTGCTTCGCAAGGAGCTGCATGAGCAGCACTGCGTCAATGTTCACTCCACACTTTGGGCGCAGGTGTACCGGCGAATCTGGTGGAATCCCCTCGTTGTTGAGGAGCGTCCCGTCGATGTCAAAAGCGATTACGATTTCTTTCATACAGGTTCTTCACACACGTTGCAGACGTAACCGTCATGCTTGAACGACCATCCGAATCGGTACACCTTACGCGCACCGCAGCATACGGTCAGCACTCCCGCGTAGATGAGAAGGTTCGTGATGAGGGTAATCATACGGGGTAGGCGATATTCTCTTCGGGTCGGTGAGTCACGCGCATCTTGTCAGCGACCATGCTTGCAGCGCCGCGACCCTTCTTCGGCACAAGGTCAGCGGGGTACTCGGAGGTGGGGCAGCGAGACGACTTCGGATTGTTCTTGAACCACTCGACACGGATGTCGTATGCACGCTTCGCGTCCTCTGCGGGGATGTCGCACTTAATCTGATTCAGACGGCGCGTGCAGTACGCGACCTCGAAGAACACGCACGTCTTCGCCTTCTGCTCTGGCGGGAGAGCCAGGAACAACTGCTCCTTGCGACGAATCTCTGCCTCCTCGCGCTTGCGGTCTTCCGCGTTACGGTCCACCTCATCCTTTTTCGAGGAGAGTTCAATCTCAACGATGCGACCGTACTCACCCGCCCACTCACCGAGGTCGATGAGTTCGTTCGGGAGAGCCTTCTCGACACGGCCTTCCACGCCGAACTTTCGTTCCTTGATTTTCTGCGCTCGCGCGTCATCGACAGTGATGGCTTCGAGTCGTCCACGGATTTTGATGAGTGCCATAGGTTAAAACTTATCGGTCTTGCTTGTAACAGCGCTCTTCACTTCGTCATTCCAGCGTTCCTTGTTCAGCCAGGTGGAGGCGTGCGGAATGAACTCGCCATTGTCCTTGGTCCACTGGTTTGACACCTTCCACTTTTCAAGGCTTTCAATGATGGTCTTGAACGTCACTCCAGTCTTCATCGCCTTCATCCATGCACGTTGCGCGTCTTTTTTACCCACCTTCCTCGGATATGCTGTCCAAAACTCTGGGAAGAGGGTCTCATCACCGTTCTGCGGTGATGTCTTCTCTTCTCTTCTCTTACTTCTCTTCTCTTCACTTCTCTTCTCTTCAGACTCCAGATGGAACCCACTGTCTTCCAGATGGAAACCAAGTGATTCCAAAACCTCCGAAAGAACCTCCCAGGAAACCTTCGGGTCCTTGTCCAAAGTGATACTCAGGAAGGTCTGTGGCTGTCGGTCCTTCTTCAATGTCTGGTGTTCCTGAAACTTGGTCATGATGTAGAACCTGTCATCCTTGTATTCCACCTCCTTCCATAGACCCTCCTTAACGATTGCTGCAACCCATTCATCGAACTGGGCCAAGGTGCATTCCCACATCGGTACGATAGTGGCTTTCAGTGTCTTGTGGGAGCGGGGGATGAGGCCAACGTCATCGGCGTGCGGTATACCCCATGTGAAAATAAGCTGGCTTTCGGGACTCAGGTTGGAAACCTGCTCTGAGACGCTAATCTTCTTATCGAGCATTCTCTTTTGTGCCATGTAAAGGGAAATATATCACCACCCCTGGCAAATCTCCTACGAGCAACCTGTGGACAAGTGTCCCAATAGTTATCCCCAGCCTGGGGATTGCAGAGTGTCCCCTTTGTCCCTATACTCCAGGAAGACAGGTGATGAGGAGTTGCAACATACTTCTCTCAAGGAACAGACAACGGCAGCTTTGTTTGATTCGTTCTTCAGAGGGAACCTTGGAGGTTCCACCCTCTGAAGAGAGAGTCTTGCTCGGATGCTCGTCAGCGAGTTCCCCACCTGTGTTCCGAGAGTGATGTGTGTGCCAATGACCATAGGTACACTCGGATACGTCCGAACCATGCGTCGTTCTCGGAACACAGGTGTCTGTGGTCACCCAATTACTAGATGCAAAAACATTTCCTATGGATTTCTTCACAAGCCCGTTCGCACCGTTCGCTGTTCTCACGGTCTACGTCACGGTCGTAAGTGCCTGGGATTTCTATCAGGCAACCAAATAATTTATGGCAGGCAAAGGAGCAACTGGTCCAACAGGACCCAAGAAGCCGCAGGTAGTCGCAGTGACTCCTCACGAAGAGACTGCCGTAGTAGAAGCGCCGAGACAGGAAGCTGTCTCTATCGAGGCCCTTCTCAACAACGCGGTGCAGAGCGGAGTCTCCATCGAGACGATGGAGCGACTCCTCGCCATGCGCCGCGAGCTGAAGGCTGAAGCGGCGAAGGAGCAGTTCGACCTCGCCATGAGCGCGTTTCAGACTGAGATTCCTACCATCGAGAAGACGAAGCAGGTGAAGACGAACTCAGGCGCTACCGCATACTCGTTCGCACCAATCGACTCCATCGTGAAGCAGGTCAAGCCGTTCATGCAGAAGCATGGATTCAGCTACTCAAGCGCTATGAAACTCACCGACGCAGGTGTGATGGTGACCGTGCGAGCCATTCACTCAGCAGGTCACTCTGAGGAAAGTTCTATGGAGGTCCCTCTCGGCAGCAAAACCAACGTCATGTCCGAGTCACAGGTGGTGGCAGCAGCATCGACGTTCGCCAAGCGCTACGCATTCTGTAACGCATTCGGCATCCTCACGGGAGACGAAGACACTGACGGTCCTCCAAAGGGAGAGGAATCACAGGCAGGAGCGAACTCCCCTGACCGTCAGAAACGCACCATCGGCGCACAGCTCCTCAAGCTCGGTCACAATGTCGGAGGTATGACCAAGGCACAGGCAGACACTCTCGTACTCAGCCTCTCCGGTCTCGACATGGTTCCAGAGAACTTCGAGGAGATTATCGCTCGCCTGAGCGTGAAGATTCAGGACCTTCAGGAAGCAGGAGGAACCATCAGCTAGTATGAAGACCACCAAATACGAGACACGAGAGGACTGGTTGCTCGCACGGCGCGGCAAGATTACCGGCTCACGCCTCAAGGACATCGTTATCAAGCGCGGCACCGGCAAGAAGATAGGGTTCTACGAACTCATCGCTGAGCGCATCGGTATCGAAGGAGATGCAGAGCGCCCTATGGACCGTGGCACACGTCTCGAAGAGGAAGCCCTCGCTCGCTTCGTTGAGGAGACCGGAATCAAGCTCGACACGAGTCTGGTCATCTGGGAGCGCGACGACGCATCCAATATCGCCATCTCACCGGATGGATTCAAGGGAGAGACAATCGCAGCAGAGGCGAAGTGCCTCAGCGCCGCACGCCACATCGAGGCGTACCTCACCCAGAAGATTCCGAGCGATTACGAGTACCAGGTCCTCCAGTATTTCATCGTGAATGACAAACTGAAGACCCTCTACTTCGTCTTCTACGACCCTCGCGTGCTGGTCAAGGACTTCTTCTACATTGAGGTGAATCGCAAGGACGTGCAGGCAGAAGTGGATGAACTCCTAGAGTACGAGCGTCAGCAGCTCGAAGAGGTGGATGAAATCGTTACCAGGCTCATTAAGGAATCGACTATGGATTCCGGTTAGGGGTCCTAGTCTGTTCGATTATCCAGTTAGCAATCACGCATGAAGATTCTCACGCAAGGCAAGGAGCTGAGCTTGGTATCGGAAAACGAGTCTGAGCGCACAGCGCTTGCCGTCTTCTTCGCCACCAACTCTGCGAAGAGCGCCGTCGTCACAGTGACCGGCCCATCTCCTCGCAAGGCTCACAAGAAGCACAACTTCAAGAAGGAGTGTCAGGTATGCCACCGCTTCTTTAAGGGCGCACAGGGTCTTGGACGACACAGCACAGTCCACAGGCGCACCCCGTCCTCTCACGAGGGGATGACTCGCATACCAGTGACGGAAGGATAGCCTATGGTCAAAGGCATCCTCATCATCGCAGCCATTATCATCGTCCTCACCTTGTTCGCGGTGTTCCTGCATGTTGCAGTAGCACCACTTCTCAAGAAGAGGCGTAACCGCAAGTAGCTCATGGATTCATCAGTACCAACTGGCTTTAAGCTCATTGTCGGAGGCATCATCGTTGTCCTCGTCATCATCGCGCTTCTCGCCCTTAACCCCTTCACCCAGATTGACCCAGGCGAAGGAGCAGTCGTGAAAGGTCTCAACGGCATCAGCCGCACTCTCGGTCAGGGTACGCACCTCAAGCAGCCGTTCTTCGAGGATGTCATCAAGTACGACCTCAAGGTTCAGAAGGATGAGACAACTGCATCCGCAGCGTCAGCAGACCTCCAGACCGTGAACGCAATCATCGCGGTAAACTACCAGCTCGACCCAGGAACGCTCGCAGATACTTATGCTCGCATTGGTGAAGCAAGCACCATCAAGCCTACGGTCATCGACCCAGCAGTGCAGGAAGTCGTGAAGGCAGCTACGGCTGGCTACAAGGCTGACGAACTCATCACGAAGCGTGCAGAGGTGACCGACGCAATCAAGACAGCCCTCGCAGAGCGTCTCCGTCCGTACAACATCATCGTTCACAACGTATCGGTCACGAACTTCGATTTCTCTGAATCATTCAACGCTGCCATCGAGCGCAAGGTGACCGCAGAGCAGGAAGCTCTCGCAGCCAAGAACAAGCTGGAACAGGTGAAGTACGAGTCTGAGCAGACCATCGTTGCCGCAGAAGGTGTTGCTGAAGCACAGCGCATCAAGGCAGCAGCTCTTCAGTCTCAGGGCGGTGAAGCGCTTGTGCGTCTTACGCTCGCGGAGAAGTGGAACGGGGTACTTCCTACGACCATGATTCCAGGAGCAGGTGTGCCGTTCCTCACAGGCATCAAATAGCCTATGAATCGCGGCTTCACACTCATTGAGCTGCTGGTGGTAATCGCCATCGCGTTTATCCTCAGCTCAGTGGTTCTCGCCTCCATCAATTCTGCAAAGAACAAGGAGGCAGCAGAGAGCGGTGAGTGCGACCAGTACGCAACCACTCCTCTTCGCAACGCACATCTCGTTCCAGCATCGTGCGTCAGCTATTACCAGAATCAGGATAAGGACGATTAGCCTATGGCCTTCGGCAAACCAAACGTCATCAAGAAGCGCGTCATGGCGGTCATCGAGTCCCGCATTCAGGAAGCTGAGACGCAGTACGAGCAGGGGTGCGAGAAGTTCGACAACGAAGCAGCCGTAGAGGTGGCAAAGGTGTATGAGGCGCGTGACAACGCGAAGCTCATGCTCTCTGACCAGCTCGTACACGGCATCATCGGAAAGGTACTGTAGCTATGGAAAAGACCCAGCGGGAGCGCGTACTCGACAGACTCATTGTTTACGGGACCGTGGACAACTTCTGGGCCTTCCATAACTACATCCTGCGACTCGGTGCCATCATCCATGGTCTCCGTCAGGATGGGTACGAGATAGACGGGATGTTCGGGAAGGAGTATGTGCCAGAGGATACGTCCCAGCGCAAAAACTTCTTCTACATCCTTAGAAAGAAACCGCATGTCGATGTCTTCTAGGCAGCACAAGCGCGACGCAGACCCCGATTGCGAGGTCTGCGATGGCGAAGGTGAGTACGAGGTCGTCCACCCAGGTGGGGATGGTGAGCCGGTGTACTACATGCAGGCGTGCGAATGCACCCTTGACGAGGGTGTGGATAAGGGACATAAGTCCCCACGGGACGTGATAGCATAAGTGCATTACCAAGGATTCATCATGGCAACCAAGCAACCAACAGACCGAGTGCGAGTCTATCCGAAAACAGCGAAGAAGCTCTCTATGCGAAAGCTGAATCGTATTGGAGGAAAGAGTGTAGCCGAAGTCGCCGCCGATGTGGTCCGTAAGGCCGAGCTGTATGAAAAAGAACACCCCGAAAGCAAAAAGCCCATCGTCTAAGGAAACGCTCGTCGCGTTCGTCCTGGACAAGTCAGGCAGCATGAGTTCGGTGCGTCAGGCTACCATCAGCGGGTTCAATGAGTACGTCGGCACTCTCCGCAAGGATAAGAAGTCGAAGTACGCTATGTCGTTCACGCTCTTCGACACCAACGTCGAGAAGCGCCATGTGAACGAGCCTCTCAGTTCTGTAGAGAATCTCACCGAGGTGAACTACCGACCTGACGGCATGACCGCTCTCTACGATGCTGCTATGCAGACCATCACAGAGACCGAGAAGGTAGCCAAGAAAGGCCAGCCAGTCCTGTGCGTCATCATGACTGATGGAGAGGAGAACTCTTCCAAGGAGTACACCGAGAAGGACCTCAAGGCCAAGACAGGCGAGCTTGAAAAGAAGGGATGGACGTTCGTGTTCCTCGGCGCGAACCAGGACGCATGGGCGGTCGGACAGAAGTTCGGCATGTCACAAGCGAACGTAGCGAACTACCACAGCACCGTTGCTGGTACTCGCGGAGCATTCGCAGCAGTAGCGATGAACACGGTCGCATACTCGGCAGGAGGCGGTGCAGGAGGCTCCAAGTTCTTCACAACAGAAGACCAGGAAGCACTTGACAACACCAAATAAGAAGTAGAATAAGCGTGCGGGTGAGACGGCTGGTGAAGTCATCTCCCTCATAAGGAGACATGGAGGGTTCGATTCCCTCACCCGTAACCGCGCGTATGGTCTATAGGTATGACTGCTGCCTTCCAAGCAGTAAGAGAGGGTTCGAGTCCTTCTACGCGCACACGGGCCTCATCGTCTATAGGTAGGACGGCTGCTTTTCAAGCAGCGAAACAGGGTTCGAGTCCCTGTGAGGTCACGGCCCATTCGTCTAGTGGGAGGACGAATGCTTCTCAAGCATTGGACGCGGGTTCGATTCCCGCATGGGTCACAGGGATATACTTCAATGGCAGAAGGTCCGCCTGATACGCGGTGAACGAAAGTTCGATTCTTTCTATCCCTACGGGTTGTACCTCATGGAGAGGAGGCTCGCTGTAAACGAGTCGTCTACGGACAACAGTGGTTCGATTCCACTACGGCCCACACGGGGACAGGAGAGCCTCATCAGCTCTCGACTGCCCCAGAAGTTGCAACTTCGTTCGTACCTACTAATCCCCTAACCGATGCAAGATGGCGAGTCCTGAAAAAAAGATACGACAAGCTGGATGGAGCAAGCGTCCCTACAAGGAGGCGCGACACGAAATCAAGCGGTTCGTAGCTACCGATGGCGTAGCAAAGGCTCCAGCCACGAAGAGCTGGAAGTGCAAGAAGAATCGAGGGGACCATACCCTCGTGCATGTCGAGCCGAACGGACCGTCAGCATTCGGACAGGAACGAGTGCAGTATCTGGCAAACCTGTTCGCACCCGATACGCGCAAGAGCTTCCTCTCTGAAGGAGCGAAGGTATACTTCTGCTCAGCGTGCAACAAGGTGATATACAAATGGAATAAGCGATGAAGTTCAAGCGACGAAGGATGTATTCGAGGATGGCGCAGAAGTGTTCTCACTGTGCCGGTCAGCGGCGCACCTTCGGATGGGGAAATGAGCGTACTCGAAAGCTCATGAGCATCTTGAAAAGAGAAGACGATGGAAGGTTGCCGGAACGGTAACGGAACGGGTTGCTATCCCGTGGGTGGCTTGCTGCCTAGAGGGTTCGACTCCTTCACCTTCCGCATGTCCCCTTAGCTCAGTCGAATAGAGCATCTGGCAACGAACCAGAAGGTCGGGAGTTTAAGTCTCTCAGGGGATACAGTCCTTTAGCTCATCAGCAGAGCGGTTGTTTTACACTCAACAGGCGGTCGGGGCGGCACCGACAAGGACTACCAGGCGCGATTAGCTCAGTTAGTAGAGCAGACGGCTCTTAACCGTAAGGTCGGGGGAGCAAAGCCCTCATCGCGCACGGGCCAATAGTGGTAGTGGTAACACGTCAGTTTTGCATCCTGACATCTGGGGTTCGATTCCCCATTGGTCCACAAGCCGATGTAGCCGAATTGGTATAGGCAACTGTCTTAGGAACAGTAATCTGGAGGTTCGAGTCCTCTCATCGGTACGGAAGGTTATAAAGGTAATGGTACCCCTTCGCACTTGAAATGCGACATCCGCAAGGGTGTGCTGGTTCAAGTCCAGCACCTTCCGCCATGCTCCGTTAGCTCAGTGGCAGAGCTACCCGTTGTCTGCGGGAGTGTCGGGAGTTCGATTCTCCCACGGAGCGCCGTGCTAAATTGTGCGTATTGGGAAGTGGACAAATTGGTAAAGTCGCCTGGCTCTGAACCAGGAGTGAGCGCAAGCTCTATGTGGGTTCGATGCCTACCTTCCCAGCCAGTGCGAATTAGCTCTAGTTCAGGGAACAGACGGGCCTCCAAAACCTGTCAGCTCGGTTCGATTCCGAGTAGAGCTGCAAGGTGGATACTGGGGTTCGGTGCGCGTAAGCAGCCGGACTAGGCGAAAGCCCCGTAGAGACCCCGAAGGTCCACCTCATTCGGATGTAACTCAGATGGTAGAGTGCCTGGTTGTTACCCAGAGAGTCGGAGGTTCGAGTCCTCCCGTCCGAGCCAAGGCTTCATAGCTCAATAGAAGAGCGCCGGATTGAAACCCCGAAGACGGTGGAGCGTTACCACCTGAAGCCACCCAGGTATTGGTGTAGGGAAGCACCCTGGCCTGTGAAGCCAGCAGCACGGAGTCATAGCCCGTATACCTGACCCATCCAGTAGCTCAGTGGTAGAGCAAGCGACTTTTAATCGTGAGGTCGGAGGTTCAATCCCTCCCTGGATGACTATCCACAGGTCTGTGTTGCAATACATCTCGTCCGTTATATAATCCACGCATCTATGATTCTTCTTCTCCACCCGACCTGTAGCCGCGTTTCTTCAACCACGCCTTAGCCCATTGGCGAAGTAGAAACGCGGCTCCCTGCAAAAGAGTTAAGCGCGGGTGCAATCCCCGCATGGGCTTCCAATTAAACATGCCGGTGTAGCTCAGCTAGCAGAGCAGCTCACTTGTAATGAGCAGGCCAGGGGTGCAAATCCTCTCTCCGGCCCCCAGCGTATCGCCTAGTGGCATGGCACCTAACTTGGGCTTAGGAATGATGGAGGTTCGATTCCTCCTACGCTGACAAAATGAAAATCATGCCGCGCTGCTGGATGTGTGGTGAGCGTTGCAACCACACTGCGACGGCAACGTCTAATGGGTACCTGTGCATAACCTGTATGCAGGCGAACAACAGCAGTAAGATAGAGAAAGAGAAGGGAGGTGCGTCACATGAACGCTATCCAGTTAAGGCTCTTTCCATGCCCGAAGTGTCCTGAGCTAAGACCAGACCGGCAGCTCTCCTTGCTGCCGACTCTCGACCCAGGAAACGCCACCAACGTCTACTGCGGCGAAGCCGTGTGTGACGAATGCTATGTGCAGTGCTACGAACTCAGCGGAGGAGACGATGAGCGACCAAGACAGCCGCCAAACGCTCACTCCCCGTAGTGGGTACGAGCGCATCACGCTAGGATTCTACTGCGACATCCACCGCAACGAATCCTGCCCCTACGCTCTGATGGAGTTCACCGGCGAGGTCCACAAGATGCACGGCAACGCATTCTTCTGCCCTGTCTGTCCCGTGTTCCAGGCCATCATCGAGCGTCACGGTATGGAGATTCAGTAAGAACCTCCACCGATTTTAAGACACATCTTTCCCCGCGCGTCCAGATTTGCGCGGGGACTTGTTTCATACTAGGCTCCTCTCAGAGTCGGGGTCTCAGCGGGAGAAGGGTGATGGGACAACGGTACTTTTGTGAGCGATGTTCGTCATGTGGAGACAACCTTCCTGAAAAGGATAGCTTCCGAAAACCGTATAGAATAGACGATAGATTTTACTGCGACGTGATTTGTGCTACAGCCGTTTTAGGGTTCGTGCCTGATGAGGAGTTCGAGATAGGGGAATCTCCACAGCCCACTCCTTGAGTGGGCTTTCCCTACGCTATACTGTGTGCAGGGCTAGCAATTTTCCTCACCCTTTCTAGTCATACAAGGGAACTACGCAGCCTCGCACCGCTCGCCTCATACTCAAGGCGAGTTGGTGTTTATCCACAGGTGGGACATTGACCCTAGTGTCCCTATGCTATAGTTCCCACAGAGCAACGGAGAGTGAGATGCGGTTGTAAGCACTGGGCTACTTCACTCCAAACTGGTTATCTGGGTTCGACTCCCAGCACTGCTACCAGGCGGTGTCGTCTAACGGCAGGACTCCAGTATCGAAAAACCCGCCGCGTTAATCGCCGCACCTCACTCCCTGTTTTGACATAATTGAGACACCTGACGTGGTTGTAACGGAAAGAGTTACTTCACTGGATTGAAACCTATCGAAAGACAGGCTCGCGGTTCGACTCCGCACGCTCTTCCACCCTATCGCCACATCAGGTGTCTCAATCGAACGTAAGAATGTGGTTGTAAGAGCCGCAGATACATCACTACAACAACTTCGTTGCATTGAGTCGAAAGACTTATCGTGGGTTTCGACCCGCTTAACTGCTCCAAAAGTGACCATCGTAGGTGGTCGCTGGAGATTGGTCCGCAGAGACCTGCAAGGGGAACCGAGCGAACTCTGCTCTGCACTCACTCATCGCCACATTCTTGCGTTTGATACATCGAATATAGTGTCGCCGTTGTCATGGGACGGTTACTTCTCTCTTAAAGACGTGGTCGCAGGTTCGAGTCCTGCCTGAGCGCAAGCTCAGTAGCTCAGTTGGTAGAGCGCGAAAATCTCCGTCCCGCTTAATCGCGGCAACACTGCATTCGACTCTTCAGCTTACAGATGCGGATGTAATGGAACGGTTACATCTCCACTGCTAACTGGAACCTCCAACCGTTCCAGCCTTTATCGCCGCATCTGTGCGCTCGAAGCTCGAAGCGTGGTTGTAAGCACTGAGTTACTTCACTTGAAATGTAAAAACTCGACGCGCCCTATCGCCACACTTCGGTCCTCGACCGAGTTATCCAGTTAGCAACTGATTCATGTCACGATTCAACAGCACCGTGCCTTCCGCGCGTACCACAAACGCAGCCGGAGGTAAGGCATTTTCAATGAACCCTCACCTTGAGCTAGTTCACGCCGTCCTCTCGTCCTTCCTCAAGGATGAGTATTACGAGTCTGGTGATGCACGCGCAACGCGCATCTCTACGCTTGCTACTCAGGTAGCAACGAAGGAGCCTCTCTTCGTCGCCCAGCTCGCCAAGGTTGCTCGTTCGGAGTATCACCTCCGCTCTGTGACATCAGTGCTTCTGGGTACGCTCGCAAAGACGCACCGTGGTGACGACCTCACTAAGCGTGCCATCGTCGCCTCTACGGAGCGTGTAGACGACCTCACAGAGCTTGCAGCGTTCGTCGGTACCCCTATGCCGAAGCAGGTGAAGCGCGGTATCCGTAACGCCATCCTCAAGTTCTCTCGCCACCAGCTCGCCAAGTACAAGGGAGAGGGCAAGGCCATGTCACTCGTGGACCTCTTCAACCTGGTTCACCCGAAGGTGCAGCACGCCTCTACACAGCAGGCTGAGGCATGGAAGGACCTGATGGAGGGCAACCTCAAGTCTACTGACACCTGGGAGTCGGAGGTCTCCGCAGGTAAGACTGAAGAGGAGCGTGCGGCAGCGTTCAGCAATCTCATTCTCGAAGGCAAGATGGGATACATGGCGATGCTCCGCAACCTCAACAACCTCATCAAGTACAAGGTGAGCGATGAGGTCATCGACGCAGCGGTGGCGAGGCTCACCTCTCCTGAAGAGGTCGCTAAGTCCAAGCAGCTTCCCTTCCGCTTCTACACCGCGTTCCAGAACGTGAAGGGCAACCGCAAGCTCTCTGACGCAATCACGGACGCTATGGAACTCTCAGTAGCCAACGTGCCTTCATTCGACGGGAAGATGCTCATCGCAGTCGATACGTCCGGCTCAATGAGCGGTGACCCTATCCAGAAGGCTGCGGTATTCGCTGCAACGATGATTAAGGCGAACGATGCTGACGTGATTCTTTATGACACCCAGACTCGTGAGCTTGCGGTTTCTGGCCGTTCAACCGTCATCGACCTGGCGCAGAAGATTATCGACAACGCGATGGGTGGAGGTACAGCCACTTCGATGGTCTTCAAGACCGCGAAGAAGGCATACGACCGCATCGTCATCCTCTCCGACAACGAGAGCTGGAGCGACTACGGAGGCGTGCAGGAGTCATACGAAGCATACAAGCAGAAGCACACCAGTGACCCGTATGTGTACGCAATCGACATTCAGGGATATGGAACCACAGACCTTCAGAAGTCTCCCAAGGTGTTCCACCTCACTGGATGGAGCGAACGTATGCTCGACTTCATGGCCGCAGCAGAGCAGGGAGAGAACATCCTCGACCACATCCGTTCGGTAGAAGTCTAGTATGGACTGGCTCAAGCGTAACTGGTGGGTACCACTCCTCATTGGATTCTGCATCGGCACCATCTTCGTAACTGGAGCATAGTATGGCCGACCCAGAACCAATGACTCCTGAGAAGGAGAAGGAAGCGGGAGAACTCATCGGGAAGTTCATCACAGGATTCGTCGAAGTGATGGAGGAGAACGAGAGGAAATACATCGCTGAAATGGTAGAGTCCATGAAAGCACAGGCAGACATCATACGTCGCGCACGCAAGGATGGAGTAATCATTCCTGAAATAATGGATAAGATTAAGGTCGCTTACGAGGAAGCAACAAAGTAACGAGAAAGGACCCCAGAGCAATCTGGGGTCCGCTCGTCTTTCCGAGCCGTCAAGATTTAGACCACCTCCTCTCAGGGGATGAAGTATCGGTTGGAAGGAAGCGCCCTCCAGATTCCGTGGCCGTACCACAGGATGAAGCCGACACCAACGAACTTGAAAAAGATTTCCACCATGACTATCTCCCTGCTGAGCCTATTGCCAGTATGATGTATGTATGGCGAGCAAAAAACCGAGGGTGTGGACATCAGCCAATGCTGACACCCGCTTCTCTAAATGGATTCGCAACCGAGATGGCAATATGTGTCTCAGGTGTCGCACCACCGAGCGTCTCACGAACTCCCACTACTGGAGGCGCGGGAACTCCGCTACCCGCTACGACCCACTGAACTGCATCACTCTATGCGTTATGTGCCATGCCGAGTGGGAGCATACGAAGAATCTGGATTACAAGGCGTATATGCTGGACCGTCTGGGTAAGAAGGAATACGACGCACTGGAGCGCCGCGCACGCGGGTTCATGAAACGGACCGACGCAATAGTGGGCTGTATGGCCCTGTTATCCACACAGAGCTAAAGGGACCAATGTCCCAGGGTGTATCATGAGAGGATATGGACTACACACCCGAACAGCAGGCTGATTTTCAGAATCGTGCAGTCGCATTCCAGACGGAGTACGACGAGCTTTACAAGACCCTCAGTGAGAAGCACCAGATTGAGATTCAGTACGCGCCAGTGTACATCCCAACTGGGCGCGGCACTTTCGACACCGCGATGGGAACGAACCTTGGTGACCTGAAGTACAAGCCGCTTGCCGCTCCCGCTGAAGCTGGCGAGGTAATCAAGGCATGAGCCTCTGGCGACGACTCAAGAATCTCTGGGTCCTGAGCGGTCTCGAAGACCTCCGATACGTTCGTGACGACATCGCCGCCCGTGCCTCGCGCAAGCAACCCGCAACCATCATTGATACGCAGGAACCCCTAGATAAAATCCAACTATGACATTCGTACCCCACCACAAGAAGATAGAGATTCGCCCATTCAAGAATGAGACGGTCATCGCAGCCGCTGACCAGAAGTTCCAAGAGATGGGAGAAGTGGTGGCGGTTGGTCGAGACGTTGAGTTCGTGAAGGTCGGTGACATCCTTGTGTTCACCGCGCACGGCGTATGGGAGACCCCAGAGATTGATGGCGAGAAGCACTACGTCGTAACGGAGCATGATGAATACATCCTCGGAAAGGTTGAGGCCGTGGCAAAATAGCACATGCCGCGCTCCTGGATGGCTGCATGAGTACATCCAAATCAGGGAGTATCCGCAGGGCATCGAAGAGATTTGCGCCAAGTGCCGTCACCGAGAGTTCTTCCATCACAAGACACCGAACCACATCTACCTCAGTCACCACCTCCGTTCAGCACTAAACTTTACGAATAACCGATTCAATCATGAGTACCGAAGGTCCTAAAATCGTTCTCCGCAGCAAGAAGCGTTCCTCTAACATCTATATGCGCGAGGAAGCGCGAGCCAAGCTCATCGCTGGCGTGGATGCCGTAGCGAACGCAGTGAAGCTCACCCTCGGCGCTGCCGGTGCGAACGCGGTCCTGGAGTCAGACCTCATGCCTGGTCATCTCGTAACGAACGACGGAGTATCCATCGCTACGATGGTGAAACTGGAAGACCCTGTAGAGAACATCGGTGCGAACCTCATCAAGGAAGTGGCGAGCCGTTCAGACAAGGAGGGCGGGGACGGTACCACTACCACCACAGTGCTGCTCCAGGCCATCCTCCATGCCGGTCTCGATGCAGAGGAATCTCCTATGGACATCAAGCGCTCCATCGACGAGTGCCTCCCTCTCATCCATGCGTCTCTCGACGAGCAGAAGAAGGACATCACTCCTGACGAGGTAGGGCAGGTGGCTGTGGTATCTGGAGAGGACGAGGAACTCGGTGCCATGCTCCAGGAGATTTACCAGGAGATTGGTAAGGACGGTATCGTCGAACTCGACAACTCGAACCTGCCTGAGACTTTTTATGACATTACAGAAGGAGTACGCCTGCGTAATGCAGGTTTCTTCGGTCAGTACGCGCTCACTGAGCCAGGTAAGGCAGTGCTGAAAAAGCCACTCATCCTCATCTCGAAGGAGAAGGTGAGTACGACTGACGACATCGAGCCGCTGCTCGGAGCGCTCAAGCAGATGGGCCGCAACGAGCTGGTCATCTTCGCTGACGACATCGACATCGGCGTAGCATCGAAGCTCGCCTACACGCACATGACCGGAGGATTCAAGACCCTTCTCATCAAGGCTCCTACTCTCTGGAAGGACCTCATCACCGAGGACTTCGCAAAGGTCACCGGCGCGACTGTGGTGAGTTCAGCAAACGGAGTCACCTTCAAGACGCTCCGCATGGACCACCTCGGTACCTGCGAGAAGCTCATCACATCTCGTGACGAGACTCGCGTCATTGGTATCAAGGACATCTCTGAACACATCGCCACCCTCAAGGAGGATAAGAGCGACGAGGCGAAGCTCCGGCTCACCTGGCTCCAGACGAAGGTAGCAACCATCAAGCTGGGCGCACACTCCGAGTCAGAGCTTTCCTACAAGCGCCTGAAGGCTGAGGATGCCCGTAACGCTGCGTACCAGGCTCTCCAGGACGGAGTTGTCGCTGGAGGTGGTATCGCCCTCTACAACGCTCGTGAGGCCCTCCCAGATACCATAGGAGGCCGCATCCTCAAGAAGGCGCTCATGGCTCCTCTCGGTCAGATTATCAACAACGCTGGCATGGAGGGTATTGACGTTAAGTGCGGTGGAAAGATGGGCTTCAATGCCAAGAGCCGTGAGATAGTGGATATGTGGGAGGCTGGTATCCTCGACCCCGCGAAGGTGGTCAAGAATGCCATTAAAAATGCTATCAGCGTGGCCGGTACGGTTCTCACAGCATCGGTCGTCGTGACGCTGCCAAAATCAGATAACCCTAACCAGCAGGCCCAGATGCCTGGAATGTAATATGTGGTTTTTCAAGAAATGTGGTTCGTGCAAGCGTAGGGCATTCAGTGTGAAACGACGCAGCTATATCGCAAAGCCTATGGGACGTATTACCAGCAAGAGCGAGCTATGTGGTCGATGCTTCAGGGGAGTAAAGAAAATGCTCACCTAATAATCATCGCCTCGATGGTAGCCTCACACGATGACACTTTGGACACTCCTCATTCTCATAGTCTTTCTCGTCGCTCTCGAAATCGACCTGAATCACATACAGAAGAACGTGTAAAAACGAAACCACCATGGAGATAGTTATCGCCGTGGTGGTCGTTTGGTGGCTTTTCTTTCGCCTCCCGAACCTATTTGATTAACGGATGGTTGGAAGTCCTGCACCAGCCTTCTGGTACTTTGAGCGTGCTGCTGGACCTGCGTCGATGACCGGAAGCTCATCAGTGAAGTCGGTTGCGAGGTCCTGAACCTTCAGCTTTTTGATACCTGGCATCTTCGTGAGGTCGAGTGCTGCATCCATCGCCTCAGAGCGCTTGAGTGCGCCACCTGTGTACCCTCCGAACGTAGAGGACATCTGCTTGCCGAGAATCTTTCCTCCAGCCTCAGCGCCTACGATAGAGCCGAGCGGACCGAAGTGTGAGCCAACGATTGAGCCTACGGTCTGTGCGAAGTATTTACCGAGCTTGCCGCCCTGCACCTTCTTTCCGTCGAGCTTCTCAAGGAGGTTGAGGACCGAGTAGTGCGCCTGGAGTTCCTTGTTGAGAGCGCCTGCGTTCCCTGTTTCGAGACCCTCCTCCACCATCTCCTTCAGAGCCTTTGCGATGACCTTATCGGCACGCTTGGACTCTGGGTTCAGGTAGTTGATGTTTGCATACTTATCCACCTTCGCTGAGTGAATCAGTGCGAGTGGAACATGGCCGGTCTTGTCTGCCTTCAGCATGTAACCTGCGATGTCGTCATCCACGTTCTTGAGAGCGCGAACGAGTGCGCCACCTTCGAGACCTGAACTGCGTACAGCGGCCTTGAGTGCCTTCTCTACGTCCTTAATCGGGATAGTCTTACCCTCGCGTGCGAGGAGTTTTCCGATGACGTTCTCCTGCGGCTTGATGAAGTCGGTGAGTTCCTGGATAGCGTTCTGGGTACGGATTGTGCCGGTGTCGTCTACCGCATTACGGAGCAGGTCCGTCTCCGCGAGAATCTTCACTGGGTCCACGCCATTCTTCTTCGCGTTTGAGGTCACCTTGCGGACCACAGAGTAGCTGTCTTCGAGCTTCTTCAGCTCCTTGAGGCGGTTCGCCATGATGTGACCAGGGTCCTTCACGTTAGCGAGCGCCTTGAGACCGGCAGCAGGAACGCCTAGAGCGGCTCCTACGACCCCACCAACGGCTGTGCGCTGTGCGATGCCTCCAATGTCCTCTCCTTCAGCTACGCCGCTTGCAGCGCCAAATCCAGCGCCTGAGAGGGCTGTACGACCGAACGTACCGAGTGCCGTCTTCGCTGGTGCCATGGCAGGGATGGTCTTACCGAGAACGGTAGGAGCCAGAGCGCCTGCACCGCGTCCGAGACCTCCTGCGCCCACAGTGAGAGCGCCCATGGCGATGTCTCCACCCACCTGAAGCGGAGTAGGAGCTGAGAGGTCGTAATTTTCATCGGTTCCCTGGAGTTTTGCGAGTCCGTAACCTCCGAGCGTACCAATCGCCTCTCCAATCTGCTTTCCTGGGAAGATGGCGTTCACGATGTCGGTGGTCTTATCGAGCCAGTCGCGGTTGTCGGGAGCGGGTGTTTCCTGTGAAACAGGTGGTGGTGCCGTGCCTGCGTGTGCAACTGGACCTGGGAGCTGAACGCCTCCTGGCTGAATCTGCTGCTGCACCCCTCCTCCCGTACCTGACTTGAGCGCCTGATACTCCTTTGCGACGCTCTCCGCGTATGCGGGAGTGTCGTAGGAGACTCCGTATTCGTTCGTACCCTTCCATCCCTCGCGGTAGGCGTTAGGCTTGCCTGGTCCAGCGTTCCACATGGAAGCAATCTGGCCTGGGTTGTACCCTGCGTCCTTCCACTCTTTCACCTGGCGATATGCCATCTCGTTCTGAAGCTCTGGAGTCGCCTGCTCCACTGGGACCGAAGCTCCCTTGTACTTCTGGGTCGTGGAGGCCCAGGTATCGGGCATGAACTGGTAATAGCCGAACTCACCCGACGCTCCGCGAGCGGTCGGATTCTTTTTGCTCTCTACCTGGCGAATCGCCTTGGTGAGATTCACTACATCCTGGTCGAGTTGTTCGTTCATAGGCTACCAATCGAAGAGACCACCGGAACCGTTTGTGCCTCCTCCAAACTGAGGAGCGATTCCTGGCTGGCTGAAGGACTGAACCTTCTGCTGGATAAGCTGTTCCACGGTGCGGATGGCAGATGCAATCTGGTCCGGTCCCGCATTGTCAGGGATGATTGCCTTCGCGGTGGACTCTGAGTAAGTAGGAGTGTTTCCTACCGCTGAGAGGACCTGCGATACGGCTGCGCGAGCCTCCTGAATCGCGGTCTGGTATGCCTGCGTGTTTGAGGCATTGAGTCCGAGGTTCGATGAGATGAGGTTCGCTCCCTTGTTCACGAGAGGGATTGGAGTCTTCTGGAGACCTCCGAGTCCGTTGTAGGACGTTGAGAGAAGGTCGAGCGCCTTGTATGCGTTCTGAGAAGCGAGCTGGAGCGCGTTGCTCTGCTGCGCTGTCTGCTGGAGTGTAGAACCCTGCACCGATGCGTTCGCGTTGCTCTGGACCGCTGAGAAGTTCGGGTTAATCTGGCGCACCTGCGCGTTGAGTGCGGCGACGAATGCGGGATTGTTACCGAGAGCAGAGACCGCCTGGTCGTAACTCATACCTCCACCGGCGACCTGCTGTGCGTAGCTTGGAATCGCTGCGACTGGGTTCAGGTTACCGGCTCCTCCTGCGCCACCTCCTGCGCCTGGGTTAAGCGGGTCGTAGTATGCCTGCCCGTATGCTCCAAGCTGTGGAGCTGCGAGTGTGGCTGCGCCCTGGAGAGCGGTGAGCTGCTGGCCCTGGCCGGTGAGAGCGTTCGCCACACCTGAAGCGAGCGCTGAATCGGTCTGAGCGTTTGCGAGCTGCACCTGTGCGTCACGTCCCTGCATGACACGAGCAGAGGATGGAGCGCCGTAGATGTCAGCACGATAGTTGGCCGCATTCTTACGGAAGTTCACGAGTGCCTCGTTCGCCGCCTGTACGCCTGGAGAACCGCCCTTCGCAAGAGAGCTGAGGTCTCCAATCAGACCCGTGTAGGATGGCTTATTTGCTGCCTCTTTTTCCATTCGCTTGGCCTCTTTTGCTGCCTCCTTGTCCGCAGCTTCGCGTGCTTTCGCATTGGCGAGTTCTCCCTGCTTCTGAGTGAGTTGCGACTGGAGCGATGCAAGAAGACCCGTCACGCCTGACGTTCCTCCTGAAGGGCTGTAGTTCATGGTGCCGGTCTGCGCTGGCATTGAGCCGGTCGATGCAACCTTGGGAGCTGCCTGCTGCGGCTGCGGACCCTGCATGACCTGACCACCCGATGCACCCTTAGAGGTGATGGTGAGAGGCGCAAGCGAGATACCCGCACCAAGATTGGTGCGCTGCGATGCCGGTGGCTGGGTGTTTTTCACCTGCCCTGTTGCGACAGAGAGATTGGAACCGATGCCCTTAGCCTTCGCGTTTGCGAGCGCAGAAGCTGAGAGCGGCTTGAAGGTGTTTGAGTAAGCGAGAGCCATGTTGGTAAGTATAAGGTCTGTTAAGAGGCGTAAAGGAACAGGTTGGGATTAACGGCCTGCGGCTCTGCGCCGAGGTCCACATTCACCTGCTTCGTTCCGGCGTATGCTTCGAGGAGCAGGAGACGCTCGGAGTAGAGCGCATCGAACTCCTTGTACTTATCTACGTCCTTCACGAGGGAAGAGAAGTAGGTTTTCAGAGCGCCGTACACGAGCATGTCGTGGAAGTCCTCTGAGAGAAGAGGGAACTGACCGATGGTGTAGGTCGTTGCGTTCGTGATGTTCGGAGCATTCACCACTGGGAGGTCAAGCACGAGAGCTGTGTTGCTTACGAAGCGGCGAATTGGATACCAGATTCCGTCTCCATACGGTGGGTTCGCCTTGATTTTCAGGTTGTAGTACCCGATGTCTACGCCCACTGGGAACGTACCTCCGGCCCATGCGGTTGCGAGGCCCGTGACGTTTACGTTCCCTGCGACCATGCCGCCCGTGTCGAGCGTGCCGGTCGAGTAATCAGCGATGCTGAGGTCTGGAATGCGTGTCTGGTAGTTGAACGTGATGATGTTGCCCGTAGTCGATGGAATCGGCCACAGTTCGAGCTTTCCTCCGTAGATGAAGAAATACTGCGGGATGTCAGACGTGTAAGGGAGGAAGTTCACCGTATCCCACTCCTGGCGCGTTTCAATCGGCACTGGCTGGTACTTGAGCTGGCCTACGTTGATAGTGTTGTTCTTAATCTTCGATACGTTCGCAGGGATGGAGTATGACTGCACTCCCACCGAGCTGATAGCGGTGGTTTCTGCATCGGCAAGTCCGTCAGCCCATGAAATCGCTGCGGACCCGTTCGTGAAGAGGACGTTGCGCTGTTCACCCGTCGAGAAGGTCACGAGCTGTGTGACGGTCGGGTACGTCCAGGACGCAGTGAGAGTCGCGGAAGTCGCTCCCTGCGCTGGTGCGCCGGTGAGTGTGAGGTCCATTCCTCCAATCGTCGTCGTAGTCGCGGTGCGCTCGTTGTCAAAGTATTTCTGAATGAGGTAGCGGCTCTGGTCGTTGATGAGCTGCGCTCCGCGCGTAGAGTTGGCGCTCGAAGGGTTGTTCGAGAGGTCCGTGAACAGGTTGGTGAGTGTGGTAAAGGATTTCATGGTTTTTAAGTTACGACGAAGTTGCCGTTAATCTCCCACCCATCGTCAAGGGTGACATCGACGAAGATGTAGCCAGGCCCGTATCCCTTGTCGGTGAGTTCCGACCAGGGTTCCAGGTAGGAAATGTTCGGGATGGTGGCACTGGCAACAATGGTGCCGAGAGCGTTGGTAACGCGAACGAGATGGCCCTCGCTGGCGACTGCGGTGAAGTTGGTGAGTGCGCTCTCCGAGGTGAGAAGAGAGGCATTCGACTGGATGACGTTCTGGATAGGCCCTCCCGTCTTCACCGAAGTACCGCTCTGAGGCTGGAAGTAGTAGCTAGGACCGAGACATGCGCTGCCGTATACGAAGGCGCGGATGTTGATGGTCGTCGGGTCGAATGGAGTGTCATAGTGAACGACGTTTCCATAGAAGGTGAGCATCGTCGGGTTGAACGGCAGACCGAGCGTATAACGGGTCTCCGTGGTTCGCATGGTGATGTTTCCGCTGGCACGGAGAGCTGGAGTGACATTTGCCTGACTGATTTTGTTGGAGTCGAAGCCGTTATGCTCGTGCAGCGGCACGCTCGCAACGCCGTACTTCGTTGCTTCCTGTGAATACAGAGTGGGGAACATGGTCTTAATTTCCTTCTGGACCATGGCCTGAATCTCTGCGTACTGCTGGAGTTTTGTCTGTTTGTCGTTTGCCATAAGCTATCCTTTAGCGTTCTTACCGCTCGGCCAGTCGCGGATACGGACCTCGGTGAGGCGATTAAAACTCGGAGTCGTTGCGGTTGATTTGCGCTCTGACCGGAGCTGCACCCACTGAGCCTTCTCGAAGTTGGTCTGGAAGAGGTCTGATACGAATCCTGCGGTCGTACTCTCTCCAATGAGAGTAAACGAATCCGTGATGTTCTTGCGGTAGTAGATTTTCACTCCCTCTCCTGCAACGAGTGGCGCTGCGGTCTTCCATTCAATCTGCGAAGGGGTGAATGGGTCGAGGAATGTTCCGACTGGAATCATCTCGTGTTCAATGAAGGTCTCGTAGGTCGTGTACGGAGCTGTGGTGCCAACGTCTACGACGTAGGTGGTGCTGTCATACCATCCAACGGCGAGTCCTGTACCCGTTGGGTTGTCGTTCACAGACGCAGGAGGACGTGGTACCGCCATCATAGTGATGCCTGCATAGGTGCTGTTCGTCGTCTTGTTGAGCATTCGGAGAGCGTCAGTCTGAAGGTCGATGAGCCATGCGCCTGCTACGGTCGTGAGGATGGTGTCGGCGTTGTTTCGCGCGTAGAAGGTGAAGATGAGCTGGTTGTTGGAGAAGTTCGCATCGCGCCAGGTGATGTACGGATTGATGGTGCCGGTTAGGTAATCAGGAACCTTTTTGTAGAGGTCGATACCAGAGCCGTTAGTGACATAAATGCGGCCGCGATTTCCTGCGAAGACGTATGCGCTCTGACTCGTAGCGACGATGTTGGATGTGAGAACGTCAGGGATGTTCAGGAGGTTGCTGAAGCCAGGGTCAATCTTGTTCCAGACGTACACGAACGTGCCGCGTGCGCCAATGAGAAGGTTCTGACCAAGCTCCGCGATGCAGGTAGATTCATCGGTAGACGGCAGAAGGACCGCAGAGTCGTTCTGTGTGTATGTATTCGAGTCTGTAGGGTCAAAGTTGTCTCCAGGATTCTCGATGAGAGAGCCGATGCCAGTAGTGCTGGTGAAGTAGAGGTTTCCGTCTTCCTGAGAGACGAGTGTGAAAATGCGGCTATTGAGCGCCTGTGTGGACCAGTTGTCCCAGGTGTAGTCCCATGCAGTGAGCGGTCCATCGGTCCAAAGGTCTCCGATGTCAGCAATATCGACCCCGTGAGTCGCGGTTCCGAGGAGGAAGAGGTATCCCTTCCAGATGTTGATGCCTACCGCACTGCTGGAGGAAGCCCCCACCCCACCAATGTTACCCATGAAGACCATGGAGTTCGCCGGTGTGTTTCCAGACGCTGCGCTCAGAAGAAACCAGACGTAGTTCGAGCCATCGACGAGAAAGACACCTTCCCCGACTGACATCTCTCCAGTGCGGTCCACATAGTAAGCGTTCGGTGCAGAGGCGTTCACTCCGCGCTGGTTGCCATACTGGTAGGTGGTGAATGTTCCAGCACCGTCAGAAGAGATAGGAACCGCACCTCCGATGAGCGCCGGATTGTCGAATAGCTGGAACGTGGTCGCAGTGATGGTTCCGACGTAGTAGACGGTACCTGTGGCGAGTCCTCCAGCGGTATTGGTGTTGAGAACGATAGCCACCGCGTCGTAGAAGCCGGTCGTAGAAGCCACCGTGATGGTGTCACCAGCATCCTGAGCGGTGAAAGCAACTGCGTTACGAACGGGTGGTACGGTTGCCGCAATCTGAGCGTAAGGCACGGACGCTTCACCTGGAACCGTGATGAGTTCCACGTTACGCATATCAGCGATACCAGAGTACACAGAATCCGAGATTCCTTCCTCGAATCCGCTGAGTACGATGTCCTTTCCTTCGATGCGGTAAGCCATAGTTTTAGTATTTAAGTACGCGGTCCAGACTCGCCTTGATGTACGAGATGTCGGTCGCAATCGAAGCGAGCTGAACCTGAAGCTGCACCTGCTGGATGTTGAGCGTTGAAATAGCGGCGGTGTTCACCTGCACATCCTTCTCCAGCGAGTCGATACGGTACCCGTATAGGACAAAGGTCGTCGCAATACCGCAGATTGCGATGACGATTGACATAAGGTTTTTCTGGAGCCATTCGGTCATAAGCGTTTTAGTGAAAGAAGATGAAGAAGTTACTTGTATTTCCGGTTACGGTAGCGGGAGTCAGCACGATACCGATACCGATGTATGAACCTGAGCTTCCGTTCGAGGTCATGTCGAAATCTCCCGTGTTCTCAGGTCCGTCGGTGTCTCCCACGGAAGGGTCTCCCTGCGGGTTGCGAAGTACGAAGTTCGTACCGGCACCGCCTCCACCACCGGCGGTATAGAATCCGGCCACACCCCAGCAGCCGTTCTTGTCTGCCGTCAGACCACTCAGGGTGAGCGAAGTGCCTGACGTGCTTCCGGTAACAACATCGACCGTTGGGTCTACCTGACTCACTCCCACATATCCAAGTACCTGAACACGGAATGTGTCAGATGAGTCGATAGTTGCCACCACGTTCTTCACTCCAGTTGCGGGGTTTGCAAGAGAAAATCCGGTAATCACCGAACCTCCACCGTTTGCGGTAGAGCCTTCATTCGTCATACCGACCCCATCCCAGGTGACACTTGTGATGGTGCGTGTTGCCGGATGCTGCACAAACACCACCCCAGCGCCATTCCCGCTAGTTGTCTTTACAGGCACGGTGTTGGTGGTTCCAGTAGCGTTGTTCTCCCATGAGCCATCAGGGTAGATGACATCGTTAGAAGCAGGCGTGTAAGTGATGATGACGAGACCTGCGGCTCCACCCCCACCGTTTCGAGTGCCGGAGGTACGGCGTGCGCCGCCACCGCCACCGTTTCGCATGAACCCGCCATTACCGTTAGTGTTCGATGCTGCTGGTGCGCCAGCTCCTCCTGCGCCACCCCATAGCGTACCCGCTGTTCCAGCAGTGATGTCTGCACCGTTGCCTCCATCTCCAGCATCTCCAGCACCACCGCCTCCACCTCCTCCTCCTGTAGAACCACTACCTCCTGTGCCTCCACTGAACTTTGTGTCTCCGATACCTGATGAAGCCTGACCTCCCGCAGCACCTGTAGCGACGTTTGAGGCAACGCTTGTTCCGACCTTTGCGAGTACACCCTCACTGGTACTTGTTGGAGCTACACCCGTATTGCTGAACCAAGCATCCTGGCCGCTTGCAAGATTGACGGTGTAAGGAGTTCCTGGTGTAACAGCAATAGTGTTCGTCTTTGAGTACCCGCCGCCGCCACCACCGCCACCGACTCCGTTAGATGTGCGAGTGCCACCCGCTCCTCCTGGCGCAAACGCCTCTGCCGTCACTGAAGTCACCCCTGCTGGTGGAGTGAAAGTTCCAGATGCGTAGAAGAAGGTCTGTGCCATAGGTGTTTATGCGACAGCGATGCACTTCCACGTCGAGCCGCTGAACTCGAAGCCGACGCGGAGCATAGTGCTGATTACCGTTGTTGTTGGAAGAGCGACTGTCGTAGCTGCAAACGAGGCACCCCAAGTGATGCCGCGTGCAGTACCGTCGTCAGTGAATCGGAACTCAAGAAGGTCTCCATCTACAGGCGTTCCTGAGAGGTTGGTAGACATCGAGGTGATGGCGGTTCCGAGACCCGTAAAGTTCATGATGTCCACGTTGTCCGTGTTCGTTGTAGGAGTCGCTCCAGGCGCGTTCGTTGTCGTGAGACGGCGTGTGATGCGCTTTGCGGTGAGCGTAGAGGTCGAACCGAGCGTCGGTACGCTTGCTGCGTTGGTTCCTACGGTGGTGATGCGAAGCTCGCCTGTAGAGACCGTCAGGATGCCTGAAGAGTGGGTGATGACCGCGTTACCGTTTGCGAACCCAATGAGCGCTCCAGAGGCCAGGAAGAGGTCCGAGAAGGCTGTTGCAGCCGCTCCGAGTGCGCCGCTATCGTTCGCAGTAGCGAGAACAGCAGGCGTGGTGATATTCGTGATGAAAGTAGGAGCAGTCTGCATCGCTACTACGGTGCCGGTGCCGGTGAGCGTGTACTCACCTACGACTCCAGCGTTGTTGTAGAGAATGCGAGTGGTTGTGCCTGATACCACCGTCGTAGTGCCAATGGTGATGGAGTTCGGTCCAGCAGTACCTGTTGCGCCCGTAGCGCCAGTGGCTCCGGTTGCTCCTGTAGCTCCCGTTGCGCCGGTGGGACCAGTGGGACCTGTCCCTCCTGTTGCACCCGTGGCTCCGGTTGCACCAGTTGAACCAGTAGCGCCTCCTGTGGGTCCAGGAGCGCCCGTAGGCCCAGTCGGTCCTGTGGGTCCAGTCGGACCTTCAGGGCCTGTTGGTCCTTCCGCGCCCGTTGCACCTGTGGCACCAGTCGGTCCGGTAGGACCTTCTGCTCCGGTCGGACCAGTTGCGCCGGTCGCTCCCGTGGTGCCTGAGCCGTCTACAAGGAGACGACCAGTTGCTGGGTCCACCTCAAAGGGAAGCACCAGCGCGGAGTTCGCGCTGGATACACCGCCTGCTGCGGGAACATCGTTATCGTCTCGTGGAAGGATTCCGCTCATAATTAATCTGCGATTAGGACCCCGCCTGTGACGGGATTTACATAAATTGGTAGTACGCCTGGACCGCTCGCGTTCTGTGCGAGGCGAACCGGAACGCTATTGGCATCACGATTCGCAACCGTGTCTGGAGCGAAGCTGATGGTTGAAACGTAGTCCACCATCATTCCTCCGTTCAGCACATTGATGCGAATAGGAACGGGAGTGATTCCATCCACGCAGGAGATACCCATCCATGCGGGGACACTGTTGTCGTCTCGTGGTGATGCCATAGTTATTTGGTACGAACGAAGAGAACGTCCTGATTCGTGGCTGCTTCTGCCAGTCGCGCCCACTTTTCCTTCCATGGAGAGAAGTGCATCGTGGACATGAGGAGCAGTGCCTCCTTGAAGTCAGGGTTTGCTTTGATAGCTCCGAGGCACGCCTGTCGAGCCAGGTCACCCCGATTGCTGAACCAGTAGCACTTAGCGATGGTGAGGCAGGCTTCTCCAATCTCTGGGGTCCACTTGCCTACCTTCAGGAACTGTTCAAGCCACTGAATGGACTCGTCGTACCGCTTCTTCTCGTAGAACTCGCGTCCGAGGTAAAACATCGTGCGCGGCGTGCGCTCGCTGTTCCACAGGATGCGGAGATTGCGGTCTGGGTCCTTGTAGTGGTTCTTGCTGTAGCCAATCTCACGCTCAATCTCTGCCTTGAATGACGCTGCGGGAAGGAGGCACTCATGCACCTTGCCCTTCCAACGAACGCCCTCATCCCGCTTGAAGAGAACCTCGCGCCAGTGAACGTGTGACCCTCCTGAGAGGCTCTTCACGAGCGCTGTCTTGTGTCCTGCTGCCTCTGCCTTCTCTGCTTCCTCGCGCACCTTCTCCATAGAGGAGAGGAGCTTGTGGTCAGCGTCGATTGAGTAGCACCAGTCGCCAGTCGCCATCTCGATTGCGTGATTGCGAGCGGCTGCGAAGTCATCAATCCAGGGGAATGAGAAGATGCGGTCGGTGTAACGCATCGCAATCTCCACCGTGCGGTCAGTCGAACCAGTGTCTACTACCACGATTTCATCCGCGTCCTTAACGCTCTCAAGCGCGTCAGCGACTATCTCTTCTTCGTTCTTTACGATGAGGAGTGCGGAGATTTTCATGTTAGGCAGCTACTACGGATGCTCCTGAAGAGAGCGGGAACCAGTTGCAGTAGTACGTCAGGGTTCCAGCGGTCACGGTGTTTGTTCCGATGGTCTGGATGACGTTCGTACCACTGAGAACCTGAAGCTCAGGGAGCAGCTCTACGGTCGCTGGGGTTGCATCAATCCAGATTTCTCCGACATCGAGTGCGGTTGCAGCGGTCTGAGCAAGCAGGGCGGCGGTGTTGCCTGCGATGCCTGCCTCAAGCGTTCCTGAGCCGGTAAGGTCGGTGCCAGAGGCGATAGCGAAGAGACGAACCGCAACGACACCAGTGACGGTGAACAGCGTGGTCGGTCCTACTGCGCCAGTCGTTCCAGCAACGTAGGTGATTGCCTTCGTAGCCTGAAGGCCAAGGCCGGTAATCGGCACGCTATTCGCGTCACGATTGAATGCTGATTCAATGGGTGCCATATCGTTTTAGGTTGCGGGTAAGTGTTTCTTCACGGCTCACCAGTCGGGCTTCGCGTGCGTCGAGTTCTGCATCACGAGCGTCCTGATTCTTCGTGCGGTTGTCTGCGTCAGTCTCACGGTCCTTGATTCCAGCTTCACGGGAATCCAGACTCTTTTCGCGCTCACTGAGAGCGGCGAGTTTCTTCTCTTCGTAGATGTCGGCAAGCTCCCTGGTGCTGCGAGCTAGCTCTGCTTCGGTCTTCGCTTCACGGAGGAGTTCGCTGGTGCGGTCCTTCTCATCCTTGATACGAGACTCTTCTACGTCTAGGTCTGCTTCGCGCTTCTTAACGGCGCTCTCTCGCGTACCGAGAGCTGCGTTGTCAGCGATGACTTTCTCTTCAGCCTGTGCGACTGCTTCCTTGCGGATAGCGAGAACGTCCCACTCAAAATCGAGCGGTTCGCGGAGGGTCTCTAGTTCCCCTCGTGCTACCTGAATGTCAGCGCGGAGTTCATCCAGTACGACGGTCTCGGAAGCGATAGCCTGGTACGTGGCTGCTACTGTCCCTTCCCGATACTTTGTCTGAATGCGCTCCTCCTCGGCAGAGGTACGGCGAAGGTCATCCACCTTGCGTGCGAGCAGGACTCCCTGTTCAATCTCACGCTTTTTCTCGGCGGCTTTCTTCTGCTGTATCTCATTCTTGCCGAGGAGTTTCATTACGCTACGACAGTTCCGTTACCTACAAGCGAGTCTTTCGGCTTCAGGACCTGTGTGTGTGGCTGACCATCCTCGTCACGAGTGAATACCTTTTCCTGTTCAGCGGGATTTGCCACGATGCGTACCTTCGCCTGAGCGATGGGAAGCGGCTTGAGGCAAGCCTGGATGAACGGTTCAAGGTCAGAGTCGGTGTAAAGAGCTGGCTTCTCGCCGCGTTCCTTTGCGTTCATGTAACCGAACTTAGGGGTCTTGTAGAACTCTCGCTCTGCAAGCTCGCGTGCGAACTTCTTGCGGATGCTCTGCACGCCTGCTGGGGTCTCGTCAGGGATAATCATCGGTGAAGTCTTCTGGGCTGCGAAGGTGTACTCCTTGCCAT